CGGAGGGCCCGGCTGGGATGGTCCCGATCCGACGGTCGTCGCCGGCTACTGGCGGGTGTTCGGCACGGCGCTGCCGTCCCTGTCGCCGGAGGGCCTGAGCTACCTGCTCGGGTCGATTCAGCAGGAGTCGGACTTCAACCCGACCTCGCACAACGTGGGCGAGGGCGCGTGGGGCCTGATCCAGGCGGAGGGCGGCCGGTGCGTCAACGTGCCGCACACGGCGCTGGCCGAGTCGGCGTGCGTCGTGGACGAGCTGACGTCGCCGGTGTTCTCCGGCGGGCCGGCCAAGGTCGACCCGGGCCCGGTGCTCGGCAACGCGCTCACCCTGGCGGAGGGCGTCGCGGCCAAGACCTCGGTGCTGCCGATCCTGTCGACGCCGGGGCTCGACCACCAGCTTTACCGGGCGGCGATCAAGCTGTACGAGGGCTACGGCAAGGAGGGCCGGCGCACCGATTACGCCGAGCGGATCTGGCAGGCGGTGTCGAAGTGAGGCCGGTGCGCACGGTCGAGGAGGCGCTGGCGTGCCTGGCGGATCCGACTCCGCCGCTGGCTTGGCACACCCCGGAGCCGCGCCCGCCGGAGGAGCCGCCGTTCGAGTGGCCGCTCGGCGGTGTCTCCGCCGCGGAGGCCGCGACCCGGATGCGTCAACTCGGGGAGGCGTTCCCGTCGGCCGCTGAGCTGGTCCCGCGGCGCGGCCGCCACTTCGAGCGCCACCCATGGGAGCGTCGTATCGTCCGCCTCGGGGAGCGGCTCCCTTCCCCGAACCAAGGAGGTCCGCATGTCCCTTGATCACCCCACACTCAAGGAGGCGCTGGAGCACGCTCGGCGCTGGACGGTCGGCGCCCGCTACGGCGGGGTGTCCGTCGAGCTGCCCGGCGACGCCGACGTCGCCGCGATGGCCGAGGCCGAACGGGCCAACACGGCGATCCAGTCTCGGTGGATCAACTACGCCCAGCTCCTGATGGCGCTCGACGCCCGGGAGCGGATGGACGAGGAGCTGCAGTCGCGCGCCGCCGCCCTGGCGACGTTCACGGCGTTCACCCTGTCCGACGCCGAGGTCGACGCCCTGGTCGATCAGGCGGACACGGTCACCGAGAACGGCGTTCGGATCGTCAACCCCGTGCTCGCCGACCTGGTGACGCGGCTCCATGAATGGAAGGAGCGGTCGTGATCCCCTACGCATCGACCACCCGGCGGGCCGCCGGCAAGGCCGTCACCCTGATCATCGTCGCCCTGGCCGGCGTGCTCGGGGTGGCGACGATGCGGGCGTTCGACTGGAACCCGTTCGCCGGAGCGCACCTCCCGAAGGTGCATCTCCCGGCCGTGTCGCAGACGGTGCAGGGCCCGTCCGAGTCGACGCTGATCCTGCAGCACCTGCAGGCGATCGGCGTGATCCACGCCGAGGACGCCACCTACAACTGGGGTCTGACGGTGTCGTCGGCGCATCGGACGCTCGGGTTCACGACGGGCCGCTCGAAGCACTCGGTGGCGCTCGTGGCGAAGGTCCCGATCGGCGTCGACGTGTCGCACGCCGGGTTCGCGATCCCGCGCCCGGAGTTCCTCGTGCTGATGCTGCCGCCTCCGGTGCCTGGCGTGCCGACGATCGACCCGACGGCGCAGACGCAGGTCGACTCGTGCGAGACCCGGCTGCCGGTGCTCGGCGGCCTGGCGACCGTCGACCTGAACCGCTCGTGCGCCGCGGATGCCCTCAAGTACCAGGCGCAGGCGATCGCCGACATCACGAAGCAATCGCAGCACGACCCGGCCGTGGTCGACGCCGCGCGCCTGCAGACCGCGCAGCTCATCGCTTGCCTCGTGCAGCCGACGGGCTGGTCGGTCGGGATCTCGTGGACGGACCAGCCGTTCACCGTGTCGCCTCCGGTCGCGTCGTGCCCGTCGCCGATGACCGACCGGCTTCCGCCTGTGCCCACCACCGTCCCCGCAACGACTGGAGCTACGCCGTGACCATCGTGTTCGATCAGGATGAGCCGACCGCCGAGGTGTACCTCGCGGACCTGTACGCTGAGCGGTCCGCTGACGTGGCCCGCTTCGAGGAGCGTGGCCGCCGCCGGCACACTCGAGCTCGGCATCGCCGCCGCCGGCTGGACCGGCTCGTGGTCGGCCTGGTGGCCGTCGTGCTCGCGCTCAGCTCGGTGCTCGCCGCGCTGCTCGTGCACGGGACGCCTGGCCATCCGACATCGACCCGGCTCACGACGACGGACAAGGCGAAGGTGCTGCCGACGCCGGCTCCGGCGCCGTCGACCATCCCGCCGGTATTCAACGCCCAGGGCCTGGTGGTGCCTCCCGGGACGCCTGGCGCGGTGCCCGCCGACGCCGGCCCTCCGGCCACGATCACGGTCGGTGGGACATCGGCTCCGAACCCGCTCATGCAGGCTGACCAGCCGGGGGTGTCCTACGCCGGGGCGAACTACTACGGGGCTCCGCAGGCTGGCGTCGGGCCGATGGAGACGGTGCCCGGCTACGGGCTCAACGGCTGCGCGCTCTACGTCGGCCGTCAGCAGATCGGCTACCAGTTCCCGGGCTCGGTGAACGTCGGTGGGACGGTCAAGACCTATCAGTGCAACCCGTCGATCACGCCGGCCTCGATCCCGAAGCACCCGTGAGCGTGCCGGTGGCTTTCCCTGGGGTAGACGCGGTACGGTCCTGGTCAGCACGCCTCGGCCCGGACCCCGCCGATCTACCCGGGGGAGGACCCCATGGCAGCACCCGTAGCTCCTGCTCCTGCACGCACGTCCGGCCGGATCGTCGTGGCCCTCGTGCTCTTGCTCGCCGGGATCGTGTGCCTCGTGATCTACACATTGCTCGCGGCCGGCCTGGTCAAGCACCACGGCGCTGTCGCTGGCGGCTGGCTCGGCGCCGGCCTGGTCCTGTGGGCCAGCTCCCTGCTCGTGCGGCTGTGGCCCTGATGTACGTCGGTGGAGGGTTCCTCCTGCTCGTGCTCATCGTCGTGCTCGTCGTGCTCGCGCTCCGACGCTGAGAGCCATGGCCGTCGTGACGGCGGTCGTGCTGGCCGTCGCGCTCGCGGTCGCGATCGACGCTTCGATCATCGCGTTCGGCCACTCGCTGCAGCCGCCACGCTGATCCCTCCCGCCGAGGTGCCCGGTCACTTCCCCAAGGCTGGACACCCCGGCAGTCAGGCTGTCACGCTCAGTGATCCTACCGACCCCGGGCGGTGGACGCTACCCTCGCGACCCATGCCCCGCGACCCTGACGAGCCCTACGGCCAAGAGCCGTTCGGGCCCCACTTCCCCATGCCCGACGACCCGACGCTCCAGGTCGCCTGGCCGATCCGCGATCCTGGTGACAAGCCGTTCTTTCGCAACGACCACTTCGTCCGGGAGCTGACCGAGGCGATGATGAAGCCGCTCCTGTGCGACGTGGCCTACGGCGGCTGCCGCTGCGGGCTCGCCCCGCACCCGGCCGACGAGCCGCACGTCTGCGCCGAATGCGACGGTTCGTGGCGGATGCTCGAAGGGGCGTGCGTGATGGTCCGCCCTCCGCAGCGGATGCCTGACGGCTCCCCGACCCCGTTCGCGGGCATGTCGAACGAGGAGGCCGAGGCGTGGGTCCACGAGCACGAGCTGCGCCGGCTGCAGATGGTCGGCATGGATCCGCTCCTGGCGGCGGCGATCCTCGCTCGGGGCCCGTATGTCGCTGAGCGTGGCGGGATCCGGTTCATCAAGCCTCCGACCCTGGCGGGCTCGTGATGGACAACGACCACCTGCTCTCGCCCGAACTCGAGGGCCGCGTCGCGGACCGCCCCGGCAGTGCTCGACGTGCGGCGCGCCCGGCCAGTCCGGCCGCTGCCACTACTGCCGGATGCTGCCCTCGCCGGCCGCGGTGTCCGACGCACGCCAACTCCGCCTCCGAGACGAGCCCGGCGTCGAGATCATCCCCACGACGGCGTGTGGCGTGCCGATGATCGTCTACCGGGATCGGAGCGCCTGATGCCCGCCGACGACCTGGAGACCGGCTACCCGCTCACCTCCCAAGAGCACGAAGCGATCCGCCTGCTCGGCGACGTCGGGAACCTGCTCCCGCAGATCGTCGCTCACGGCCCGACCCGCGAAGCCGACCTGGACGAGCTGGTCGCCCACCTCCACGTCCTGCAACGCTCGATCGCCGCGCAGGCTGCCGCCCGCGCCTACCCGCACACCTACCGCCTGCTCGGCTGGCAGCTCCGGGGGACCGACTGATGCCCGCCGGCCGCCCCTCGAAGCTGAACAAGACCCACCACCTGGACGAGCGTGGCCGCCCGGTCACCGTCGCCGACACCATCCTGACCCTGATCCGCCGAGGCGAGTTCATCGAGACCTCGTGCGCCGTCGCCGGCATCAACAAGGTCACCTTGCACGGCTGGCTGCAGGTCAGCCGTGACGCCCGAGACAAGGCCGCGAAGCGCCTCCCGTTGACCCGCCACGAGCTGGACTGCCTGGAATTCTCCAACGCGATAGCGCTTGCCGAGGCGGAGAGCGAGATCCTGGTCGGCGACCGGATCATGGCGGCCGGCATGGAGCCCGCCCGGACGGTCACGACCGTGACGAAGAAGGTGCCAGTCAAGGGCCCCGACGGAGACGTGTCCTGGGAGGAGCAGACCGAGGTGCGGGAGGTCATCGCGCCTCCGAACCTGACGGCGTTGATCTGGCGTGCCGAGCATCGCTTCCAGTCGCGGTGGGGTCGCCACGCCGTCGAGGTCACCGGCGCGGATGGCGGCCCGATCGAGGTGTCCCTGGCGGAACGGAAGCAGGGTGTCCTCGAAGGGCTCCGGGAGTTCATGGCCGGCGCTGCGCACGGGACCGAGGTCGCTCGGGCCGCCGAGGAGGTCGCCGAGCCGTGATCGAGGTCCGGGTGGTCGACCAGTACGGCAATCCTGTGCGGCTGGAGCACGGCGACACGATGGAGTTCGTGACGCTCGTGATCGACGGCGTCGTCATCCCCGACGTCATGCTCGCCGACGGCTCCGAGGCCGTCATCGCCCGCGTGTCCCGCGCGCGGGACATCTGACCCGCGTTCCCGCAGCTCACAGAGGAGATCCTGGTGTCCAATCCTGCCCCGACCCATCCCCATCCCGAGCCTGGCCCTGTGCCGCCGGCCGGTCCTCCGCCGCTGCCGACACTGGCCGCTGGGCTGGCGACAGGCGTCGCCGTCGTAGCTCGTGCGGTGGACGTCGCCCAGGACGCCGGCCGGCGCCTGGAGGCCGCCCTGGATCGAGTCGGGGACGCCTCCCCTTTCCGGCGGACGATCCCGGCCTGACGTGATCCCCGGGACTCTGTTCCCGGTCGAGCGGAAGAAGCGCCGGCCTCGGTGGAAGGGTTCGCGGGCGCTCGTGCCGCTTGGCCGCGTGTGCCCGGGCGGGCATGGTGAACTAATGGCGATGCACCAGGATCAGCTCTCCCTGTTCCGCCACTCGGGCGCTGGCGCGACGCTGCGCTCGACGTGGTGGCTGTGCCTGACCTGCTACTGGTCGGGCCGGCCGCAGCTCGACACGGTTCGTGCTGGCGTGCCGGCGAGGTTGGGGTGATGGACGTCGAGTTCGCCGCGCTGATCGAGGAGGCCGCCCGCCTGTTCGACGGGGTGGTCGCCATGGCCCAGGAGGCGATCGCCGAGGGCCGCCCGGTGTCGAGCCTCGGCGCGGTCGTCCATGTGACGTGGGCCGCTGACTTCCTGGCCGGGATCCTCGTGGACGAGGGAGACGAGCTGACCGACGTCGAGCTCGAACGGCTGCGCCAGGTCCTCGCTCGGGCTCGGCTCGTGGAGGAGCTGGTCCGCTCGTGACGACGATCGAGACGATCTCGCCCGGCGGCGACGTCGACGCCGAGATTGTCGAGCTGCTCCTGTGCCTGTCCGAGCGCGAGCTGGCCCGGTTCATGGACCAGCTCGGCCACGACGAGGTCGAGGTCGTAGAGCGGGCCCTCGCGGAGCACGCTGCGCTCGGGTGGCGTGCGACGCCGACGACGATGGCGGCGCACCTCACGCCGATGGTCCGCAAGGTCAGCGCGGACGGCGTCGTCACACTCGAACCCGGGTTCAAGCGGTGGCGGTACGCGATGTACCTCGGCGAGCAGTTCCGCCTCGCCGCGACCGGGGTCGAGCCTCGGCAGATCTGGAACCTGCCGGCCCGGTACGGCAAGAGCCTGATCGGCTCGCAGTGGGGTCCGGTGTGGGCGTTCGACCGGGATCCGACCAGCCGGATCATCCTGGCGAGCTACGGCGACACCCTGGCCGACGAGAACTCCGACGCGGTGCGCCAGATCCTGCGCGAGCACAAGGACGTGCTGCGCGTCGAGCTGCGCCGTGACCGTCAACGCATCGACCGCTTCGTGACGACCGAGGGCGGTGGCCTGCTCGCCGCCGGCATCGACTCGGGCATCGTCGGGTTCGGTGCTGACGGCGCGGTCGTGGACGACCCGTTCAAGAACTGGCAGGAGGCGCACTCGGAGGCGCGCCGCAACCACGTCGACAACCAGTTCCGGGCCGTCATCCGGCTCCGCCTGGAGTCCGACACCTCGTGGCTGATCGTGATCCACCACCGCCACCATGTCGATGACCTGTCGGGCCGGTTGCTGCAGCAGATGGAGGACGGGACCGGCGAGCGCTACCACCTGGTGCGGCTGCCAGCGATCGCCGAGACGCCGGATCCGAACTCGCCGAAGTGGTGGCGTCGGCTGCCGGATGCGATCGGCCGCGCGCCCGGCGAGCCACTCGAGCCGGAGCGGTTCAGCGTCGCGACGGTGAAGGCCCGTGCCCTGTCGATCGGCACGTATCTGACCGGGGCGATGGAGCAGCAGGATCCGGCGCCGGCCGAGGGTATCGACATCAAGCGCGACTGGTTCAAGGTCGAGCTCGATCTCCCTCCGGCGTTCGATCAGATGATCACGAGCTGGGACATGAAGCTGAAGGACAAGGAGGCCGGCGACTACGTGGTCGGCCAGGCGTGGGGTCGCACCGGGAAGGACTGCTGGCTGCTCGACGGGCTGCGCGGCCAATGGAATCAGGCGACGTCGACCAACGCGATCGCGCTCCTGTCGGTGCGCCACCCGGAGATCCGCTACCACGTCATCGAGAACACGGGCAACGGCCCGGAGGTCGCCGAGTCGCTCCGGTCGCCGGCTCCTGGCTACGAGCTGTCCGACGAGATGGCCGGCCAGCTCGGGATGACGATGGCGGAGCGTGCGCTCGTGCAGGAGCGTCGCCGACGCGGCCTCGGCGGGCTGATCATGAACAACCCGAAGGGCTCGAAGCCGGTCCGCATGCGCGCGGTGATCCCTTACATCGAGGCCGGCGACGTCCACGTGAACGCGCACTGGACCGGGCTCGGCGCCTACCTGGACGAGATGGCGGCGTTCCCGGAGGGCGACTTCGATGACCAGTGCGACGCCACGTCGCAGGCGCTGGCGCGGATGCACCGGCTCGGGGTGCGGTCGCGGCGGCCGACCGGGCAGGCGTTGATCGAAGGGCGTGCATCGACCGTCTAGGTGAGCTAACTTCGGTTCGGTCCACCAAGGAGGTCCCCGCATGTCGGACGCCCCGCAGGCGATCCCGCCCTCGGCTTCGCCGCCGTCGTCGGTGATCCATGTCACCCGGCCGATCGAGCCGGGTTGCATCGTGGTGCTCGACTACCCGGAGCTGCTCGACTCGAGCCAGGTCGACGGGTTCATCGAGGAGGTCCGCGACGACCTGGTGAACATGGCGGGCCACGCCGAGTTCTTCATCTTCGTGGCGATGCCCGGGAACCGTGTCGAGGTGTTCCCCGAAGGCTGCCTGGACGACGCGCTTGACCGGGCCCTCGATCGACGCGAGCAGCAGCGCCTGGCCCAGCGGTCCTCGCTGGACGACACGCTCGACCGGATCCGCACCGCGAAGGAGGTGCAGGCGCGCACGATCGCCGACCCGCGCGTCACCGACGTCGGCGTCGCTCCGGTCGGCCCCTCGAACCCGCACTCGAGCCTGGGCCTGGTGGGGGAGATGCCACCGCGCCGGGAGATCGGCGACGAGTACTCGCCGCCGTCGGGCGAGCACGCCGGCCACACGATCAAGATCCTTGCGGTGCGCGACGTCGACGGGACCCGGCTCGCGCTGGCCCTGTGCTCGTGCGGCGTCGATTGGGAGTTCCCGAACGGGGTAGCCGGATGAGCGGCGACGGGTTCCGGTTCCGCTGCCAGGTCGCTCGGGCGTTCAGGATCCCGCCGTGGATCGCGATGGACGTCGACCACGGTGGGCGCGGCACGGTCCGCCGTCGGCTGGTCGGCCGCCGGCTCGACCGGGTTCACGTCTGCCGCTGCGCCTGCCAGCGTCGCCTGTGGCGTCGCTGCGGGCCGTGCCTGTGGTGCGGGCGGTGACCGTGCTCCGGGAGCCGAAGCGCCACCACCAGTGCATCCCGCTCCTGCCGGAGCCCAGGTCGGTCGTGTCCGGCTCCCTGGTCGAGTGCGACGTGTGCCGCCGCCGATGGGTGCGCGACACCGACACCGGCGCCTACAACGTCGGGGCCTACTGGCGGCGCTCGTGGCCCGACGCGCTCCTGTTCGGCTGGCTCCGCCGGCACCTGTCCCACCCCACCAACCCGAAGGAGAACCCGTGAAGCGCTTCATCGCCATCGTCGCCCTCGTCGCCGCCCCGGTCGTCGGGCTCGTGTCCTCGGTCGCGTCGCCGGCTCCGGCCTCGGCCGCCGCCGCGTGCTTCCTGCCCCGGCACTGGCATTGGGTCGCGACCGGCTACAACCGGCAGACGGGCACGTCGTTCGGTCGCCTCGTCTGCTCGTGACCTGGGATCACGCCGAGCAGCGCGCCTACGGGGCGGAGGAGGCGTACGTCGATGCCGTCGCCGACCGCGAGCGCGCCTGCTCGGTGCCCGACGGCTACCTGGCGTCCCGAACCGAGGCCGCCGAGCTGATCCTGGAGGCACTGTCGGCCGACTCGACCATTGACGGTGCGCTCCGGGCCCTGGCCGGCCTCATGGACTGTTGCACCGGCGCGGCAGTGTACGGCCCGACCCGCTGCACCTGCTGGGTCACCGAGTACGACCTGGTGCAGCAGCCAGTGGAGCCGGGCCTGGTCGTCGGCGTCCACGACCGGGCGAAGATGTGCGATGCGTGCGCCTACCGGCCGGACTCGCCGGAGGCCCGTGGCGATCCCCGCTACCAGGGCCGGGCGCCTGACGGGGCCACGTTTTGGTGCCACGAGGGCATGCGGAAGGTCGCCCGCTGGCGTCACCCGGGGCTCGGGATCACGGTCGAGGCCGACGGCGACTACTACCAGCCGCCGATGGTGAAGCACCGGACGCAGGCGGGCCGCGGCGAGGCCGTGCCCTTCAAGGCGGACGGGTCGCCCGGCGAGCGGTGCGCCGGCTGGGCCGCCCACCAGGGTCGGGACCGGCCCCGTGGGTGAGCCGATCGAACGGATCGAGCCGTGGCCCTCGGTCGAGGACCCCGAGTACCACATCGTCGTGTTCACGGCGGCCGACGTGTGGTGGTCGGAGCATCCGCCGTTCGCGCCTGGCTGGCTGGAGGTCCGGGTGTTCGACGTGATGTGGGAGGAGTCCTACGGCGAGGGGAACCGCAACGTCGGCGGGATGTCGTTCCGCACGCTGCCGGCCTCGGAGCCGTTCGAGATGGGCGGCGTGTCGTTCGTGTCGGTCGGCGGCGAATCGATGTCATGGCCGGCCGCGCCGCCGCCCGGCCCTCCGGTCGAGATGGGGTTCACCTACGAGCGGGCCGGCGCCCACTCGAACATGGACCGCACCCGCGACTGGCGTGAGGCCGACCCGGTCGCTGAGGGCTCCACGAAGTGGGACGGCTGCACGAACTACTCGGTCCACGCGCACGCGTGCTCGCCGGAGCAGATCGTCGCCGTCGCCGCCGCCTTCCACCGTGGCGTCGAGCTCGCTCACGAGATCATGCGGGTGGACGAGATTTGAAGGCGATCACGCTGCACCAGCCGTGGGCGTCGCTGATCGCCGTCGGAGCGAAGCGGATCGAGACCCGCTCGTGGTCGACGCGCTACCGCGGGCCGCTCGCGATCCACGCCGGCATGCGCCACCCGCCGACCGGGCTCACCGAGGGCGCCGTGTGCGGTGGCCTGGTCAGCCGGTCGACGCTGCGCTACCACGACCGGGTGGACGACCGCTTCCACTGGTCGTCGTTCGCCAACGCGACGTGCCTGATCCCGCTGCCGCTCGGGGCCGTGGTCGCGGTCGCGAACCTGGTCGACGTGCTGCCGATGCAGGCGTTCGCCGGCCCCAACGAGTGCCTGGTGATTCACGATGATGGCGGCGTCGAGCAGTGGATCCCGGGCGAGGAGTACCCGGGCATGATCCGCTCGCTGGACGACCAGGCGCCGTTCGGCGACTTCGCTCCTGGCCGGTGGGCGTGGATGCTGGAGGACGTGCGCCCGTGTGCGCCGATCCCGATGCGCGGTCACCAGGGCCTCTGGACGTGGGCGTGACCGGCGTCCCGGGGCTCGAGCCCGACGTCGCGGTCCGGGTGGTCGAGCAGCTCGTGTGGGTGGTACAGAACTCCGACGGTGTCGCCGGCCTCCGGGTGGACGACTCCGTCATGTCGTGGCATGAAGTCGTCCAGCTCTACGTCCCCGCGTGGCCCAAGGAGGTCCCCCGTTGACCGTTGTCCTTCCCCCGTCCGATCCGACGCTCGGCTGCGAGCTGAGCTGCGGCTGCGTCATCACCGGCGATCAGATGATCCCGCTGCTCGGCTCGAAGCCTGGTGATGAGCGGGCCTGCCCGATCCACGGGCCGCTCCTGCTCCCCGCCGGCACGACGATCCGCGTCGTGGCCACCAACGTGCCCGTGTCGATGCCGGGGCTCGTGGTCGAGGACGAGGACGAGGACGGCTCGGGCGCGGATCTCGGCGACCTGGTCGACGCGTCCGGGCGTGTGGACGAGCTGCTCCGCCGGCACACCGAGCGTGCGGTGTTCCCGGACCGTGGGCTTCCTGGCGGCCCGCCGCCGCACTTCCACGACGAGTCGCACGACCGTGCCCCGGAGATGGAGATCGTCCAGGTCGTGAAGGTGACCTTCCTGCGCGGCCAGGGATGCTGCGAGCGTTCCCTCGTGCGCCGGGTGACGGCCTACTACGGGATGGACGGCCGGCTGATCGTGGAGGACGACCCGTCGCCGCAGTCGATCCCGTGCGGGTTCCACGAGTTCGCCCACCCGTTCGACGGTGTCAGCAACGGGGCCGGATGCTTCGAGGCGTCGTCATGAGCGACCCGTCGACCAACAGCGCTGAGGCGCAACCGCAGTCGGTCTACGAGGCGCTGGCGATGCAGCTCGGTTGCCCGGGATGGAAGCCGGAGACCCCGTTCCGGTGGTTCATCGTGAAGCTCCGCAACCCGGGCCGGTCGACGGAGTACATCGTGGTCGTGGACCATCCGCTCGGGCGGATCCCGCTCATGTTCAGCCACCAGGCGTTCGGCGAGTTCATCCGGGCCGCGCAGAGCGAGCACTCCGGGATCGTGCTGCCCCCGTCGGGCGGGTGAACCGGATCCGCATCGACCTGAACGTGCGGACGGCGACGGGCACGTTCGCCGGGTTCGAGGACGCCGATCTACTACCGTTCGTCGGCGAGCACGTCATCGCCTTCGAAGAGGAGACCGGCGTGGAGGGTCCTGCCATCGTGGAAGCCGTCGAGGTCGTGAGCCGCCTCGTGTATCTGCAGCTCGACTGGTCGCGCCTTGCCTGACTTCGATGACGAGCTGTTGGACGACGATGATGTCGTGCTCGACGTGCTGCCCGAGCCTGGCGCTCCGCCGCCACCACTCGAGCCTCCGGTTACGCCGGCGCAGACGCACACGGTTCGCCGCCGGCCCCGGTTCGGCGAAGCGGTCCTCGGGCTCGGCCCTCGTGCTCGTGGCGCTCCGAAGGCGCCGCGGCCGGACAAGCTCCTGGCGCAGCGCGAGCACGCGCAGAAGGCGAAGGCGCTGATCGAGGGCGGCGTGAACAAGGGCGAGCAGCTCGGCTACGGCCCGGCGTCGTCGGGATCGGTCGAGCCGTGAAGGTGGTCGAGTGGGCGGTCGTGCAGGGCCGCGGCCGGCTTGCCGTCGTGCCGTGGGAAGGATCGAACGATGAGGCCGGTGGGCTGCTCGGCTCGACCGTCGAACTTGACGGCGCCCCGTTCCGGGTGGTTGGCGTCGAGTGTCAGCCGACTCTTATCCCGAAGTACGTGCGGGACGGTCATGTCGCGCTGCTTGTTGACCCGGTGTCGAACCCCGGTTAGCCTACGGGGGTTCCCCAGGTCCAAGGAGCGCCCCGCATGCCGAACCTCGCCGACGGTCACGCCAGCCATCCCCGCTTCAGCTTCCGGCTCCACGCGCCCGACGGGGCCCTGTACGACGCTGCGGCGTTCGACGGTCAGTTCGGGAAGCCGTTCCTGGTCGACGCCGGCTGGGGTCAGCTCCAGGGCGAGCTGGTCGCCGCGGTCGTGTGCGACTCGGGCGCGTTCGCCGACCTGACCGTGCGGCTCCCGGAGAGCGCCGGCCGGATCGAGACGATCGTCGGCGAGTCGATGCTGCACCTGTCGCTCGGATGAGACTCGAGCGGCTGCCGTACGTGAAGGTCGGGCATGTCCCGGAGGGTCTTCGCGTCCGGTGCCGCCTGTGCCCGAAGCGGCCGATGGAGCTGATCACCGGCGGCTGGCGTGCGGTCGATGACTGGTGGAGGGAGCATCGCTTGTCGGCCCGCCACGAGCTGGCGGTCTACGAGCACTGGTGCGCCGAGGTCGTGGTCCGGTCGATGTCCGTTCAGGGTCGCAGCTTGGGCCCCTACCTGCAGGAGGCCCTGTGCCCGCCGATGAACCCGCCGAGTCTGAGTCGCCGTTCGCAGCGGTCGGACTCGGACCCATGTGGATCCCGTTCGCCTTCAACTGGAACTGGGGTCGCATCACCCTCGCCGACGGACCTCGGGTCGCCGTGCTGAAGCTGGCGTTGCCGACCGGGCTGACCGGCCTGGCGTTCCCGCCGGCGCGCGAGCCTGGCGCTCCGAGCCTGCTCGACAGGTTCGTGTCGGAGGCGATCAACCATCGGTCCGGGATCGTGATCGCCGGCAACGCTGGAGGGCTTCGTGGGTGACGTCGAGCTCGCCGATCAGATGCGCCGGCTCGGGGTGCTGGAGGTCCGCGCGTACATCCGCTCGAACGGCATCGAGTGGGACTTCACCAAGGTCAGCGACTCGACCGAGGAGGCGATCGCCATGCTCGGCCCCGGGTGGCGTTCGGTCGTCGCGCCGGATCTCGGGCAGGCGCTGATGAAGCTCGCCGGCCGCCTCGGGCTGGCGCAGCGCGCGAAGGCATTCCACGAGCAGCAGAAGCACGAGGCCGACGAGTTCTGGAACGAGCTGCGGAAGGAGATGGAGTGACCACCGAGATCGTGGCCCGCCCGCTCACTCGAGCCCAGGCGCGCAAGCTGACCGACCGGATCCAGCATCACGCCGAGGAGGCATGGGGGCTTCTGCAGACCGCCCGGAACGGCCGGGCGTGGGACGCCCTCGGCTACGCGTCGTGGGAGGCGTACGTCGGCGAGGAGTTCGGCATGTCCCGGTCGGAGAGCTACCGGCTGCTCGACCAGGCGAAGGTGATCACCGAGCTGTCCGCCGCCGCCGGGGTGCCGGTGGCCGTGTCGGCCCGGCAGGCGGCCGCGGTGAAGCCGGAGCTGGAGCGGGCGAAGGACGAGGTCGCCGCCGCGGTGGCCCGCAAGCCGCGCCGGGCTCGGGCGGCGATCGCCGCTGACGTCGTCGCCGACATCGTGAAGCCCGACACGCGGCCCGCTCCGCCTCCCCTGCCATCGTCGCCGCCTCCGCTGCCCGCGGCCGCTCCTGCGCCCACACAGCCGGTGGACGACGTCGACGGTGCTGACGGTGAGTTCGACACCCCGGCCCGCCGGCAGCAGGCGGCGCAGGTCCTGCCCCGGATCTTCCGCCTGTCCCCGCAGGGCGTGCTCGCCGAGGTGCCCGACGCTGAGCGGCTGGCGCTCGTGGACGCCGCGGAGCGGTGGGCGATGAAGCTCCGGCTGGCCTACAACCAGGACGAGGCGAAGCGGACGTTCGGCCGTGGGCGGCTCCGGGCGTGATCTCGCTCGTGGCGTTCGGGATCTCGGTCGTGGCCGCGAGCGCGGCGGTGCTCGCCTGGCGGTTCGCCTTCCGGGCTCAGGTGTCGGCCGTGCAGGCGTGGGCGGTCGTGGCGGCGTTCCGGGAGTCGGAGGTGCGCGCCAACGTCGCGGAGTGCTCGACGGGCCCGGACCCGTGGCATGGGCCTGGCGAGAACCCGTGGTACTGCCGGGTCGAGGTGTTCGTGGAGACCCCGTCGCCGGATGCGACGTTCCGCACGGGCGAGTGGATCCTGCTCCGCCGGCCATGACCCTGTGGGATCTCGGCGGTCCGTTCCAGATGCAGCACTGGCACAAGGGCGCGTGGCATCCGATGGAGGATGGCGCCGCCGGTCATCACTGGCGGCCGACCGTGGCGGCCCAACCGGCGATCGACCATTGCCGGGCGTGGACGGGCTCGGTGTCGATCCCGGCGATGCAGGTCGTGGACCTCTCGACCGGGGTCGTCGTGTGGCGTGACCCGGGCCCGTACCCGGATGCCGGTCCTCCTGTCGGGCGCGCGGCCGCCGTATCCTGACCGGCCATGGCTGCCCCGCGACCGAAGAGACCGAAGGCGACCCGCGTGAAGAAGGGCAAGAAGGGCGCCGCCGGCCACAACATCCGCAGCACCGGCTCCCGCCAGGTCACCATCCGAACCTCGGGCCAGTGAGCTGGCTCGTGTTCGTGGTCGCCACGCTGGCGGCCTGGCGGGCGACGAGCCTCGTGACGACGGACACGATCAGCGACCGCTTCCGCCGCCGGCTGATCAAGCGGTTCCCGGCTCGGGTCGTGCCCCTCTACGACCCGAACGGCGACGAGGTTGCCGGCACCGGCCAGCTCAAGAAGCGCCTGCTCGTGGAGCTGGTCCATTGCGATCGATGCCTCGGGTTCTGGATGTCGGCTGGGGCGTTCGGCCTGGCGCACGGGATCGGCCTCGCTCCGTCGTGGAAGCTGTGCCTGCTCGCCTGGCCTGCCGGCGCTGCCGTCATCACCGGGCTCAGCGATCACGTCTGAGCTGCCGGTCCCACGCCGAAGCGTCCCGCGCCTGCCATGATTCAGCCCGTGGCTGACAACCTCCGCGAGTCTCGGTAGTGGCGCCCCGACAGGCTGCGCCCACGGTCCCGATCCGGCCGGCTCGGGTGCCGGTGTCACCCGAGGTGCGCCTGGCGCAGAAGCGTCGCAGCGTGCAGGACGCACGCCAGAGCACGATGTCGGCGAGGGTCCGCAACTCGACGTCGCTGCTCGGTGCCGCCGAGTCGCTCGGCGCGGGCACCTCGGGCGATCAGACCGCCAACCCGAACTCGCAGACCCGCACCTGGCAGCACGCGGCGTGGGGCTATCGGCGGTCGGTGCCGGAGCTGAACGCGGCGATGCTGTACGTCGGGAACTGCCTGGCTCGGGTGAAGCTGAAGGTCGGGAAGCGCAACCCTGACGGGTCGGTCGACACCAACTTCGACGGCGCGGAGCCCGACACGAAGGGCATCGACGCTGGGGTGCTCGCCGACGCGCAGGAGATCGTCGCTTCGCTCCGCACGCCGATCGGCGGCCAGTCGGAGCTGAACCGCTCCTATGGCGAGAAGATGTTCATGACCGGCGAGCTGTACTTCCTGCCGCAGGACTCGCCGGCCGGCCTCGTGTTCGAGGTGCTCTCGACGCAGGAGTTGTCGAAGGACGGCAACGAGTGGGTCCAGTACAACGGGCCTGGCTACGACTCGGAGACGGTGAAGCTCCCGCCGGGCACCGAGCCGATCCGGGTGTGGCGGCGTGACCCGCAGTTCTCGAAGCTCGCGACGTCGTCGGTGCAGTCGTGCCTGGAGATCCTCGAAGAGCTGGTCGTGCTGACCCGGCTCGTGCGCTCGGCGGCGATCTCGCGGATGGCGCTCGCCGGGATCCTGGCGATCGCGGATGAGTTCGACTCGCCGCTGGACGAATCCGGCGAGGACGGCGCGCAGCAGGAGTCGACCAACCCGCTCGTGGTCGACATGATCCTGACGGGCGCGAAGGCGATCGATGACCCGGCGTCGGCTGCGGCGTGGATGCCGTACATCCTGCAGGGCCCTGTCGACCTGATCGAGCGTGGCCTGAAGCACATCGCGTTCCAGACCGACGACACCGTCCACGTCGTGAAGCGTCGGGAGGCGCTGGAGCGGCTGGCGCAAGGGCTCGACCTGCCGATGGAGGTCGTGCTCGGCCACCAGCAGACGACGTTCGCGAACGCCGCGCAGATCTCCGAGGACACTTTCAAGCTGCACATCGAGCCGACGGTGCAGATGGAGGTCGACGCCCTCACGATCGCGGTCCTGTGGCCGGGCCTGGCGGCGAAGCGCAAGCTCGACTCGAGCCGGACGAAGCAGTCGGGGTTCCCGCCGGAGTTCCTCACGGTCGCGATCGGCTACGACGCTTCCGAGCTGATCTCCCGGCCGGACCGGACCAAGGACATCATCGAGGCGTACAAGGTCGACATCTCGCAGACGTTGATCGCCAACTCGGAGGTGCGCCTGGCGCTCGGGCTCGACCCGGACGGCGGCCCGGACCAGGAGGAGACCGACAAGCGAATCGACGCCATCCGGCTCACGAAGATCCGGGAGGTCATCGCGGCGCCGCCCGAGGACGCTGCGGTGCCGTTCGAGGACGCCGGCAAGAAGGGACCGAAGGCCGGCCAGTCGGCGGGCAAGAGCCTGATCGGGGTGGAGCAGCCGTCGAGTTCGTCGGGCGCCGCGCAGAAGGGCGCGGAGGAGGCCGGCGTCGCTCCGGGGACCGGGGATGGTGCCGGCGCTGCCGGCGAAGGCACGTCGCCCGCGGCGGAAGCGATCCGTCAGGCGGCGACGCAGGCGTCGGGCGCGCTCGCGCAGCGGATCGCCGGCGCGGCGGAGATGACCGTCGAGCGGTGCATCGAGCGTGTGGGCGCGTCGCTGCGGGCTCGGGTGAACGGCTCGCCGGACATGAACAAGGATCTGATCAAGGGCCTGGCGTTGCAGTCGATCCCGTCGGTGCTCGGGCCGATCACGTCGGAGCGGCTGCTCGGCGACACCAATCCGATGGAGCCGGAGATCGCCACGTTCTCGCGGACGGTGCTGCGCTGGGCGAAGGACGCCGCGCACCCGATGCCGGCGACGGTCGCGGAGGCCGCATCGAAGCTCGTGCAGGCGGTCGCGCGCGAGCGGCTGTATGGCGGGGTGCTCGACATCACACCGGAGCTGTGCGCTCCGCTCCTGGTGGGCGTCTGACCGTCATGGACGAGGAGCCGACGACTCGCCCGTACCCGTTCGGCGAGTCGTGGGTGGTCGACATCGGCGACGAGCACTTCATCTCGTGGGATGACGACGGGCTCGGGCTCCTGTGGCATCACCCCGGGTGCCGGCCGTGGGCGCACCTGTCGTTCAAGCCGTTCCAGTCGACGGGCCACGTCCTGGTGGACGGCTCGCCGGAGCGCCCGGAGCGGCTGACGATCCGGGGGAGCTTGCTATGCCCGATGGGATGCGGCGACCATGGGTTCATCGAGCTCGGCCGGTGGAGGGCAGCGTGACCATGATCGCGGGGAGTGAGCAGACGAAGCGGCCGGCCGGGTTCGTGATCCTGGTGCGCTGCAACCTGGCGGTGCCTCTCGCCTACGGGCCGGACCGGGTGACCGACGACGAGGTCCTGGCGTGGCTCGACACTCGGCTGTCGCGCGCCGGCCTCGCGTCGCTCGACCAACTCGAGCCTGCCCTCGTGGCGCCGTGGGCGCAGGCATGCGCGCTGGACCTGGCGGACTCCGGTGGGTGAGCGGCTCGTGCCGGCCAGGCACGTCGACGGTTACCAGCAGCGGATCCGGGCGGCGATGGCCGCGGCCGGTGATGTGCAGCGCCGCCATGTCGCTCGGGCCCTATCGGCGAACGGGCTGACCTGGTCGTCGCCGGCCCGGTCGACGTCGCTGGTCCTGTTCGATCAGACGCAGTGGGCCGCGGCGGTCGAGGCGAAGGTCGTGCCGGTGGTCGAGCAGATCGCGGGGGAGATCCTCGGGGTCGTGCGCGCTCGGGTGCCGCAGAAGCTTTACGCCGGCCTGGTGAACCCGACCGCGCAGCTTGTCGCGCTCGTGCAGAACCGTGCCCTCTCCGGCGGTCCTGGCGTGCAGCGGAGGATCAGCTCGGGCCTGTCGCTGCACGCCGGCTCCTGGTACTGGACTCGCGGGGAGGCGCAGCCGTTCAAGGTCGACCTCGACAAGGTGCGGGCGTCGATCGAGGCCGCGCCGTCACGCTACGGCGGCGTCGAGAACCCGAACGGGCCGGGCCCGACGATCGCCGACGCATACCAGGCGGCGTACGACCAGCTCGACCAGCTCGTGGCCCGCACCTCCGCGCACCTATCCGACGCGGCCTCGGCGATCCTGGCCGAGACGATGGATCAGAACACCTCGGCGACGATCCAGCACCAGTGGAACTCGGCGCTCATCGAAACGACCCGCGAGGATCACGCCAACGCCGACGGCGACATCGCCGACGCCGGCGAGACGTTCTCCCTCGGCGACGAGGAGGCCCTGTACCCGGGCGACCCGAACCTGTCGGACGAGCAGTCGTGCAACTGCCTGTGCTGGCTCGACATTCTCGGGGTCGAGCTGGCGGACGTGCCGGCTGCGGATACCGGCGCCGAAGAGGCCGGGTGAGGGGCCGCACGATCGAGCGCCTGGTCCGCCCGGCGCGCCGTGGCTGTCCGTGGTGCTCGGGTCGGGCGCAGTGGGTCGGGCGCAACCGCAACGGGGTCCGGGTCGTCGTGGCGTGCGAGTGGCACGCCCGCTCCTGGCGGGCCGGAAAGAATCTTCCCCGATTCGCTCAAGGTTTCCGGCGGGCTGCCGATCTTATGGGTACGCAGGCAAGCAATCCCGGAGAACCAACCTCGCGGGAACTTGAAGCGGAAGTGCAGCACTGGCAGCGGCATCGACCTTTCGGACCCTCGACGGCAGGCAGTCTGGCCTCTCGGCCAGCGGATCCTCGGATCCCCCTCGACCCTCTTTAGGCGACGATAGGCGAAAGACCACCAGCCCGGCCCGGCAGGAGTAGCTCTCCCGCCGGGCCGGGGCGCGTCGGTCCCCAGGGTCGAAGCGTCGCGCGGGCTACCCTTCCGGTCGGGATCCCAACCCGAGATCAGGAGGAAGCCGTGAAGGCCAATCGCTGGCAGCGCCCGATGTTCGGGCCGTTCCGCCGGCAGGCACACACCGGAGTGCCCGCCGACCACTTCCGACCCGCGGCCGAGATGACCGCCTATGGCGACGGGGTCACGGTGCTCGTGGCCGACGGGCCCGCCGGGGCCGTGCTCGACCAGCCCACCACCGCGGAGGGCGTGGCCCTCCTGGAGCTGGCGGCGACCGACCCGCTCGGGGTCGTGGCGCAGCTCAACGGGATGCGAGGGCTCGACGTGGCCGCGCAGCCGTGGGCTCCTGATCGGGAGGCGATCTACGCCGCGGTGGCCGCGGCTGATCCCTCGGTGCCGGCGCTCGCCCCGCTGAACGTCATCGGGCATCGGGTCGGCGTGTGGGCTCGGGTTGCCGAGTGGGCCGACATCTCCGACGCTGCCGAGAGCCTGCTCGTGCAGATCGACGCGGACATCGATGAGCTGCTCGAAGAGCTGGGCATCACCGACGACGACCAGGCGACGGCCGCCGCGGTGAAGCTGAGCAACCGGGCGAAGCTCGTGTTCGGTCGGATGTTCGGCGAGGGCGCCCTGGCCGCGGCGCATCCGGCGTTCACGGGCAAGCACTCCCACTCGCATGCGTCGATGGGTTCGCAGGGCTCCGACGCGACGCACTCCCACTCGCATTCGCACAACGGCGACGCCAAGCACGGCCACGCCCATGGGACCGCGTACGAGGGTCCGGTCGGCGGCCTGTCGTCGCTGACCGAGGCGAAGCGCCGGGAGTTTGACGGCGCCAACGAGATCACCGATCCGGTTGCGCTCGCCGCGCTCGTGGCGTCCGCACTCGAGCGGCGTGGGATCACGGCGGCGACGTCGGCGAATGGCACCGTGATTCCGGCGGCGTTCCACGCCTACCTGTGCGCCGAGGGGATCCGCACCGACGACGGGCGGGAGCTGGTGCTCGGCTCGTGCCGGTACCCGGACCTGCCGATCTCGCTGCGCCTGCTGATCGAGGACGAGGGCGGCCATTGGGGCGCGGTGACGTGCGGCCGGATCGACACCATCGAGCCGATGGACGTCAACGGGCTGCGGATGCACTACGCCGAGGGCGTGTTCGGCTCGGATCCGAACGGCCAGCTCGCCGAGCTGATGGTGCGCGAGCAGACGCAGCGGTTCGTGTCGATCGACCCGCGCGACGTCACGGCGACGCTGGTCGAGGTCGAGATCTCCCGCAGCTCGCCTGGCTACTTCCCGATGTTCGATGAGGACGGCGACGGCGGCGAGTACGACTGCTGGCTGCAGATCACCGACTGCGTCATCGGTGCGGCGACGATCGTGCCGATGCCGGCGCTTCCCCAGGCGGTCATCGCCCTGGCGGACGTCGAGTTGCCCGAGGCGCCGATCGCGAACGAGTCCGCTCCCCCCGGGCTCGGGGATCGTGCGATCACCGCGTCGACGGCGCCCGCCGCGTCCGGGATCCCGGTCACCCCGCCGGCCGCATGGTTCCAGAACCCTGGCTTCCACGTCGGCGATCCTCGCCTCGTGAAGCAGCCCGACGGCCACTACGCCGCGCCGCTCACGATCACCGAGGACGGCCAGGTCTACGGGCACTTCTGCTACTGGGGTGCGAAGCACACCGGCTTCCCTGGTCGGACTGTGAACCCGCCGAAGTCGAAGACCGGCTACGCCCACTACCTGACCGGGGCGTGCCCATGCGACGGCGGCGACGACTGCGGCCACGCGGTCGGGCAGGTCACGATGGGTTGCGGGCATGCGCCGCTCACCAAGAAGGTCAACGGCCGTGAGGTGCCTCTCGCTGCGCACGAGGTGCAGGCGCACTACGACGGCGGCTACGGCGCGGTGCAGATGGCCGACATCACGACCGGCGAGGACGACTTCGGCGGATGGTTCGCCGGCGCGCTCAAGCCTGGCGTGACCGCCGAGCAGATCAGGGACTTCCGGGCGATGGGTGTCTCGGGGGACTGGCGTGAGCTGGCGTCGCCCTCGGGCGGCCTGGCGCTCGACCTGCTCGCGATCCTGTCGGTGCCGGCGCCCGGGTTCCCGATCGCCCGTCGGGCCCTCACGGCCGCCGGAGCGCAGGCGCAGGACGCGGGCGTGCAGGCGATGCGCGCCGGCTACCACGACGAGCGGATGTTCGCCCTCGTCGCCGCTGGCGTCGTTCGCCCGGTCGATCCGATCGAGCGGATGGCCCAACTCGAGCAGGAGGTCATCGAGTTGCATCGACTCATCCGGCCGATCGCCCTGGCGCACGCCAGGGACCTCGCTGGGATCTGACCGTGGAAGAGGCCCCGCAGCCGATCACCACCACGTTCACCGGCGCCGAGTGGTACATCCCGCAGCCCGACCTCTCCGACCAGCTCGGGGCGCTCGGCGGCTCGTGGGTGGAGCAGGCGCACGTCGCCCGGTCGTCGGGCGTGTCGCACGAGCCCGTGTGGGGGCCGTGGGACTCGAGCGACGGGGGCGTGACCTCCGTCTGTTTCTGCACCGTCGAGGGCTGCGACGTGGCGGCCTGGCAGGTTCGGGATGTCCCGCGCGCGGGACACGAAGAGGGCGACGTCGAGCTCGCTCCTGTCGGGATCCCGATGCAGGTCGATGAGGTCATGACGGCCGAGGTCGTCGTGCGCGGCCACGCCGTCGACCTGACGCAGCCGCCGCCGTCGTGCCAGCACCGGGTGTTCCACCAGAAGGTCGAGTCGGCGAACATGGTCGAGCCCGACGGGACGCTCGTGGCCCGCCGCGCGCAGCTCAGCATGCGCTGCGCCGAATGCGGGATCCCTGTCCGGTTCCGGGTCAAGACGCTGCTCGACACGGAGCTGAACGAGAGCGTCGTCCCGGACGGGCTCCTGTCGAACGATCGGCTGACGGTGGCGATCT